GTTATCGTCTCGAACTTTACGGCTCAGCCGGAGTTGGTTGGGGATGGTTGGGTTGTTGAGGGTCAGCCGTTTTGGGATGCTGCTCAGAAGTCGTGGTTTTTGACGCCTTCGGTGCCGAGCATTTTGGATGCGTTGGAGCAGGCGTATGCCCGTGGTCGTGGCCGTTCTAAGAAGGCTGTGGACTTTGCGAAGCGTTATGAGGCGGATGCTGTGTTTGAGTCGCATTGGAAGCCGGCGATGAAGGAGATTGCTGAGTGGTGCCGCTTGTCCCAGTCGTAGTCGTCCCGGTGCTTACGGAGCATCATCGAGTGGATTCGATGCTGACTTCGTTTGATGGCCGTATTCGTGACCTGGTGGTGATTGACAACGGCAATCATCCCAAGTGGGTGCCGTTCACTGATAAGGCACAACGCATATTTCACTATCGGATGCCAACGAATTTGGGTGTGGCTGCGTCGTGGAATCTGGGAATCAAGGCGACGTGCAAGGCGTCTGGTTGGTTGATTGTGAATCATGATGTGGCGTTCGGTGCGAACGGTGTCGAGGATATGTTTCGGTTAGCGTCAACGAACAATTTGGTGTTGGGTGGCAAGCCGCCGTGGTCGTGTTTCTGGTTGGGTGCTGGTGTGGTGCAGAAGGTTGGCTTGTTTCATGAGGGGTTTCATCCGGCGTACTTTGAGGACAATGACTATGAGATTCGGGCGCAACGTAAGGGTGTAGAGATTGTGCGTTCGTCGGCTGCGATTTTTCATCGGAACTCCAGCACGTTGCAGTCGAGTGCCCAGTTTCAGCAGAAGAATCAGGCGACGTTTGATGCGAATCGTCGGTTGTTTGAGGAGCGTATGGTGCAGGATGTTCCGTTGGATTGGGACTTGAATCGACGATTGGAGTTGGGGTGGGATTGAAAGAGACGGTGGTAGTGGCCACGACTCCTGGGCGTGAAGCTTGGTTGGCTGAATGTTTGACGAGCATTGAGCGTGAGGTGTTGGTGTTGCGTCAGGGTGGGACGTGGGAGTTGGGGAAAATCAAGTGGCTGTATGAGAACACTCAACTGGATCGGTTTCTGTTTCTGCATGATTCGGTGGTGGTGAAAGACCAGGCGTTCTTTGACCGAATGTTTGAGCATGAGGGTTCGGTGTCGGTGACTGATGACCCTGGCATTTTTGGGATGTTTATGGGGATTTATACGAGGGAGCATTTGGGGCGGGTGGAGTTGTATTCGCCGGTGACGCAACGGGATTCAATTCGGGCTGAGGTGGAGTGGACTCGGGGCTATGCGGCTGCGGCTGGGGTGGTGCCGGTGGTGTTTCCTGAGTTTCGGGATTCTCGGAATGTGGGGTTTGTGGAGCATCATGGGCGTCGGAACATGGTGTTGGAGAATGACTATTTGAGAAAGTTCAAGGGAACATGGGGCTGATCGGTCAGGAGATTCGCCGGGTGTTGTTCGGTTCGCAGGATGTGTATGCGGATGCAGGCCCGTCGGATAACGGCTATCCGCATACGCATCTTTCAGAGGCGTTGGTTGAGCGTGTGATTGGTGAGCGTCAGCCTCAGTATTGGGTTGAGGTGGGGTCGATGTTGGGTGGGTCGGCGTTGTTGGTGGCTCGTGTGGCTGAGCGTCTTGGGTGTGAGTTGGACATTGTGTGTGTTGATCCGTTCACGGGTGATGTGAATATGTGGGCGTGGGAGCAGGATTTGGTTCGGTCTGGGAAGTGGCGGTTTCTTGGGTTGGTGAATGGTGCTCCGACGATTCGGCAACGGTTCTTGGCGAATGTGAAGGATGCCGGGTTTGAGGGTGTGATTACTCCGTTGCCTGCGACGGGGATTGTGGGGATGAATGTGTTGGAGCGGGTGTCGAACTATCGGCCTGATGTGGTGTATGTGGATTCGGCTCATGAGGAGGATGAGACGTTTTTGGAGTTGTCAACGGCGTGGGATTTTTTGGTGAAGGGCGGGTTGTTGATGGGTGATGATTTGGATTGGCCTGCTGTGAGGAATGATGTCTACAAGTTTGCTGGGTCGGTTGGTGCTCAGGTTGAGGTTGTTGGGAATCAGTGGCTTGTTGGCAAGTAGGATTGGACGAGTATGGCCAATGAGAACTTGTATGCGACACGAGCCCAGGTCAAGGCGGCTCTTCGTATCGGCACAGCCGACACGGTTGATGATTCGTTGATTGACAACTGTGCGGGTGCTGCGTCTCGAATGATTGACGGTTATTGCAACCGCCAGTTCTGGGCTGCTACTACCGCCACTCCTCGTGTGTTCCAGGCGAACACTGAGTATGTGTGTGATGTGGACGATTTCTATACGACCACAGGTTTCGTGTTGAAGACTTCGTCGTTTGCTGACGGCAACTTTGATACGACATGGTCAACGAGTGACTATCAGTTGGAGCCGTTGAACGGCATCCTTGATGGCCTCACTTGGTCTTATGACAAGATTCGTGCCGTTGGCGCATATCTGTTCCCGACGGTGAATGCGAACTATGGTGAGCAGGCGTTGGTGCAGGTGACTGCCAGATGGGGTTGGGCGACGATACCGGAGCCGATTACCCAAGCTTGCATCATTCAGGCTTCCCGTATCTTCAAGCGTTACGACTCACCGCTCGGTGTGGCTGGGTTCGGTGACTTGGGTGCGATTCGTGTATCTCGGTTCCTTGACCCTGACATGGCTCAGTTGGTTGAGCCGTACCGACGTATGCGGATGTTTGCCTAATGCCAGCAACACCAAGCCAAGTCAAAGACGGACTCAAAACCGCCATCCAGTCGGTGCCGGGGTTGCGTGCCTTTGACTATCAACCAGATCAGGTGAACCCTCCGTTTGCGTGGCCGACGCTGGACGAGATTCGATTCCACCAGACAGGCATGGGTAGTGGTGGTGTGGTCATGGATTTCACGGTGACGATTGTGGTGTCTCGTCAGTCGGAACGGACGGCTCAGGATGCGTTGGATCAGTACACGGCGTTTAGTGGTGCGCAGTCGTTGCGTGCAGCCATCGAATCTGACCGCACCTTGGGTGGCGTGTGTGATGACTTGACTGTTGGTTCGGCGGGGAACTTCACGAACATTGACGCCAATGACACGTTGTATCTGACGATGGATTTCAAGGTCACGGTGTACGCTTAGGCAATGGCAAAGTATCTGGTTTGCGGACCGTTCTCTGTCACTGGTGTTGAACCGGGTGGACATGTGGACGGAAGCGGCATTGACAATGTAGAGTTGTTGATTGCGGCTGGCATCATTTCGCCAGTGGTAGAAGTTTCCAAGAAATCCCCCAAGGCCGATAAGGCAGGAGAATAACAGTCATGGCAAAATTGGTCCTCAACAATGCGAACATCACTTTCAACGGAACCGACATCTCGTCCAACGTGGCGAGCGTGACACTGTCGACTACTGCCGCAGAAGTTGCAACTACCGCCTTCGGATCGTCAGCAGTCACCCGAGTATCGGGTCTGATTGACAACTCGGTAACGTTCAGCATCCACAACGACTACAACGCCATTGACGGAATCTTCTTCCCACTCGTTGGCTCAACCGCAGTCACCTGCGTTGTGAAGCCGAACGGTACTGCTGCTGGAACCACAAACCCGTCCTACACCTTCTCGGTGCTTGTGACTGAGTGGACTCCAGTGAACGGTGCAGTAGGTGAATTGAACACTGCTGATGTGACGTTCCCAATTTCGGGTGCAATCACCAAAGCTCTCGCCTAATCCAATCAACCCTTACCTGCGGAGGTAGAAAATGAAACTCGGTCTTATCGTTCACTCGAACGACGGCAAACAACGATTGGCTGTTGTTCAATACGCAGATTTCTGCGCATTTGAGGAAGTACACAACTGCTCAATGGCCAAGATTGAAGCAGAGATGAAGATACGAGACCTCGGATGGTTGGCATGGCATTGCGAGAAACGCAACAAGCTGCACAACCTATCCTTCGAGGTGTGGCGTGAAGGAGTTGACATGGTCAGCCTAGGAGATGCGGAGGACAACAAGATTGTCCCTTTGGAGAGCAGTCAGCCCACTGGTTGATTGCCTATTTGGCAGTCGAAACGGGGATAGCCCCGTCAGTGTTGCTGGCTGAATCACCACGCATGTTGTACACGATGTTTGCGTATCTGCGTTGGAAAGCAGTCAAGCAGAATCCGAACACGCCCTACAATCGTTGAGATGGCTGTTTCCAAACCGATAGGTCGTGCCGGTGAAGTGCAGTTCGCTGCTGACGGCCTGTTTGAGTTTCTGCGAGTCGCCGGTCAGGCTGACAAAGATTTCAACAGGATGATGCGAATCGCAGCCCAAGAGGTCGCCCAGCATGTGGTGGACAAGGCGAAGGTGAACGCTCAAGGGCAGCCGAAGCATGGTGCGAATCGGCCTGGTTCCTCTGGGATGTCTCAGGCTCAGGCTGTGGTGAATGGGTTGCGTGCTCGACGTGATCGCATCCCGACTATCAAGTTGGATTCCAAGCGTGGCTTCGTTTCAGCGTCCCGTCCCAACCGCAAACGCAAGACGAAGGTGACGATGGGCGATGTGTTCTTTGGTGCCGAGTTCGGTGGTCGTCGTCGTCCTACGACGCAACAGTTCTTGCGTCACCGTGGCCGTCAAGGCTATTTCTTCTGGCAGGCAGTTCGGGACAGTAATGGCTTCATTGCTAAGGAATACAGCGATGCCATTGACCGGGTTCTCAAAGAGCTTGCGCAGGGTGCGACCTGACGCTACGCTGACTTGTAAGGAGCCCGCCATGTTCCCAGAAGTTCAGTTGGACAACGTCCGTGCCGTCAGGTTCGACTACGTCAAGTCTGTCGTCCCCAAGCCGTTCGCTGGTTCGTGGGTGCAGTTGTGGTCTCGTCTGTGCATCCGTAAGGAAACTCAACGCAAGGATCAGCGTGCGTTGTGGTCGCCAGTCATCTACGCATCAGGCACCACACGAAGCAATCGCAACGTTGAGGCTGTGACCTGTCTCGTGGTGGACATGGACGGTGAGTCGTTTGACTATGCACGGCTGGATGGGTTGGAGTGGTTTGCGTACACGACTTGGTCGCATCGCCCGAACGATGAGCATTGGCACTTGGTGCTTCCGCTCAAAGACCCGGTGCCTGCACATCGTTGGGCAGAGGTATGGACTCGGTTGCATGAACGCATCAACGTCGTCGGTGACCCAGCCACGAAGGACCCTGCACGCATCTTCTATCTGCCTCAGCATCCTGTGGGACGGTTTGATTGGTCGTCTCGGAAGTATGGGCATGGCGAGTTCTTGGATGCTGGGTTGGGTGAACTGTTTGTTCCTCCTCGTTTGCATGTGGCTCGTATGCCTCGAACCGTGGAGTCGCACAGTCAAGCGAAGTACTACTGGCAGGATGAGGCGTGGTGGAATGAGCCGCAGGATTTGAGTCGGTTTGCTGGGATGACTCAACAGCAGGTTGCGGTGGCGTTGCGTAGTGAGTTTGCTGATCTCAGAAAG